AGGCCACGGATCGCGTGGTCTGCAAGGTGATAGGCGAGGACGGTGTGCATTTCGTCGGGATGGTCTGGAACGCCTCGGTCATACTGCCCGCCGTGAAGGGTTCCACGATGACGCCCTGCGCGTCGTAGCAGATGTGCCGCGCATAGACGGAGACGATGCCGTTCAGCGGCTTCGTTATCCGGTAGATGCGGAATGGCTGCGCCTCCGTCAAGTCGTCAGGCTCTGCCATGATTATTCTGCCGGAGATTATTTCGTCATAGTGCAGACCCGTGACGGGATAGCTGACGAATAGTTCATAGATACCGTTTATCTCGTGGGTAACTGTCGCCTCGAGGGCGTCAGGCAGACCGCCGAGGCCGTTGCCGGTATAGGGATAGTTTTCCGCAATGATCATAATTCCCACCACCTCGGTGTGATTTCCGCGAAGCCGTAGCTTCCGGTGATCGTTATCTGGTTCCCGCGCTGCGTGAGAAGGGGAAAGCCATCAGGAAGGTCGAAAAGGCTGTTCATGTTCGCCGGAACGTCGTCAACATAGGTGACTATGTCCTGCCGTTCGCTGTCGATTTCAATCGGCCCCGTGAAGTTATCAAGCGCGGTCAGCGTGTACTCCTTGCCGTTGCCGTCGATGACCGAGATCTCCGTTCCCTCTGTCACGTCCTCGATGTAGATCAGCGGCCTTGCCTCGAATCTCGTCGGGTTTGTTATCGTGACCGAGCCGTCGATTTCCGTCGCCTCCTGCCCGCTGAGCAAAAACCGCCTCGGATCGCAGTCGAAAGTCAATTCGAAGTTTGCGAAGTCTCCCCTGATAGGTTCGAAGACGATGCCGCCCACAGGACGGGCGAGACGGATGTGCGTCTCGTCATAGCTGTCCTGCAGTATTTTGTAGTTCGTCAGCGGATAGCCGAAAACGTTGCGGATGTACTGCTCTTGCGCGGAAAAGCCCGCCACGAAGCAGGGATAGGTCACTTCTATGTTCTGCCATCTGCCGTTATCCACGAAGAAGTCGCCGTTCCGTCCGGCGATCTGGAAGGTGGTCACGTCTCTCTCGGGTGCGTTGTGTGTGTTCTTTCCTGTCGTGTAGATGCCGTTGTTGTTTGTGGCGAATCCGTCAAACAAAAGCCATCCGGTTTTCATAATGCCGCCTCCCTTCTCCGCGTAGCGTCGCCGATCTCGTCCATGATGATCTCCGCAAGCTCCTGCACACTCTGTCCCGCCGTTCCGTAGATGTTCAGCGTGACGCCGCCGTAGTTCTGGTTTGTGGTGTTGTTCGTCAAGGGTTGCACGACCGCCCTGCCGTTGTTCATGGTCAGCAGTTCCGGCCCCGCTTCACCAACGACCGCCGTGCCGGAGGAAAGAATGCCGCCTTGTGCAAGGTATGCGATCTTCCCGATTTCTTTCAGGTTGAAGCCGAACTTCTTCCCGCCGATAATCGGCACCCAATCAGGCACGTCGAAGCCGATCTTGTTGATGCCACGGATGAGGAAGTTCAGGCCGTCAATCAGGCCGTTGACAAGTCCGATCAGGAGGTTCAGCGGCGCCTTCGCGATGGTCAGGAGGGCGTTGAAAACGCCAGAGAAGATGCTCTTCACACCTTCCCATGCCTGTTTCCAGTTACCCGTGAAAACGCCGCGGATGAAGTCGATGATGCCCGTGAAAATCTGCTTGATGCTGTCCCAGACGCCCTTCACGATGGCGAAGAAAGCGTTGAGGAACTCCCCAAGCGCGCCGAACTGCTTCGACCAATCCTTCACGAAGATGTTTTGAAGGAATCCGTCCACCTTGTTCAGTATCTCTTTTATTTGTTCGCCCTTTGTGGCAATCAGGGTCACAAGAGCCACAATGCCGGCGATCAGCAGCACGATCGGATTAGCCAGAAGGAACTGGATCGCGCTCGTCACGCCGCCGATCGCCGTCGTTATTCCGGAGATAAGACCGGCCACCGGGGAGATGGCTGCGATCACGCCGGCCACGATCAAAATGGTGTTCAGGGTGTCGCTGTCCAGCGTTCCGAGCCACGCGACGACCTCGCCGATCTTCTCGACGATCGTGTCGATGGTCGGTGCAAGGTTTTCGAGCAGCTGTGCCCCCACCTCTGTGAGCGTGGCCGTCGCCCTGGCTTTCATTTCGTCGATGGTGTCCCCGGTCGCTGTCAATTTCCCGATCGTGTCTTCGGAGAGTATGAGGCCCAGCGCCTGGGCTTGTGCTCCGTACTCCTGCAGGCCGACACCGCCGTCGTCAATGATCGTGGCCAGCGTGTCCGCGCCCTTGCCGAAAAGGTCCATCGCCGCGAGGTCTCGTTCCGTCTCGTCGCCGATCTGAGAAAGTGCTGCGAGGGAGTCGTAGAAGACTTCCTCAAGGCCCCGGAAGGTTCCGTCCGCATTTGTCACGGAGACGCCCAGGGCTTCAAAGGCCGCCGGGTTGTCGCCCATGTTCTTTTTCATCTTCGTCATGGCGCTGACGAGCTCTTCCGTCGAGACGTCGACCATGTCGGACGCATACGCAAACTTTTGCAGCATGTCCGTCGAGAGTCCGGACCGCTTCGCCAGTGTCGCCAGGTCGTCAGCCGTCTGGATTGCGTTCTTCCCGGTCGCCAGCAGTCCGCCGGCCACAGCTCCGCCGGCAAGGGACAGTCCCTTCGTCTTGTCGGCCACGTTCTTTGCGCCCTGTGCGATCTTGTCCGTCGCTGCCTTGACCTTATCAAAAGCCGAGACAGTCTTCCCCGCTTCGTCCGTCAGCTTCTTCAGCTCGCCTTCTGTCGCGGCAATCTCCCGCTGCAGAGCCATGAACTGCTCGCTGTTCTGGTCGACGCCCTGGGACTTCATCGTTTCCTCGGCCTTCTTCAGCGTTTCGAGCTTCGTGTTCGTCTCGCCTATGGCCTTGCCGAGAAGCTCCTGCTTCTGGCGGAGCAGTTCGGTGTTTTTGGGGTCCAGCTTTAGCAGCCGTTCGACGTCCTTCAGCTGTGACTGAGTGTTTTTTATCTCTTTGTTGGCATCGTTTAGCGATTTCGTCAGGCCGGTCGTGTCGCCGCTTAACTGGATCGTGATGCCTCGGATTTTTCCCGCCATTTTTAATCACCCGAAGAAAGACCTGATGTCCTCCTGTGTTGCTTCGTAGGGGTATTCCTCGCGGTCGTTCCCCTCTTCCGTGAGCATGTCGTAGACCATGCCCATCGTCATGTTTGCAAGTGCCTCATCGGACAGCCCGAAGTGGGCGCACCTCAGCATGAAGATCGCCCCGTTCGGCTCTCGGACTGTTGCCCTTATTTTTTTGCCGGAATGGACGTGGTCGCGTTGTTTTTGTTCCACAGTTCCAGGATGATCGGGAGCGCTTCATAAACGCTGAAGACTCCGTCGAGGCTGTCAAGCCACTCGTCAGGGCTTTCCCCGACGTCCTCCCCGCCGTGCTTCAGCATGATCCAGGCCGCCCGCTCGAAGATTTCCAGGTCAAAGACGTCGAGCATCTTCTCTTCGTCCCCCTGCGTCTCCTTGTAGGCCTTTGCCAGTTTCCGCATATCCGACACCATGTCCCGGCCGAACTGCGCCCGATAAAGTTTCGGGATCAGCGCCGAGCTCCGGAGCGTCACTTCCTTGCCGTCGATGGTTGTTTTCTTCTCTATCATGTGCCTTCTCCTTGACCCCACAGGGCCTCTATTTTGCCCGCTGTTGGATTCTGTGCCCGCCTGCGGCTATTTCCTTATGTGCAGAAAAAAGGGAGGTTTTTGAGCCTCCCTTTGGTGTTAAGTCAGCGTCGTGTTGACGGAGCCATAGAAGCCCGTGTAGTCCGCTGTCGGCGTGTCCGCCGTGGTGCTGTAGTACGTTTTCCCGCTGATCGGCGAGTCCGCCGTAGGGTCGATGACCGGCATGACCGTGATGTCGCAGGACTGAGTCTGCACTTCCACGCTCTCGCCTTTTGTCGCGCCTACGACGTCAGGGCGGGACGCGACGCAGCGATACATGCAGTACCGCACGGGCGCCTGGTCGCCGTTGATCTCGAACATGAGCGCGAACTCTGCCGGCTGTGCGTCGACGTCTTCGACCAGCATCTTCCCTGTCGCCGTGATCGTCTGGTTCCACAGGTCCTTCCGCACTTCTGCGGGGAAATCTGCCATCTCGAGGGTGCCGGTGTAGCCGTTGTTCCCCACGAGGTGGAAATAGTTGACGTCGTCGGCGTAGAAGTCCGTCGCCGCCTCGTTTTTTGCAAGATTGACGTTCACCGCGCCCGGGATCGCCTTCGGTGTGCCCCAGGTAGGGACGCCGTCGGTGTAGGTGATCAGGGCGTAGTGGACATTCTTCAGTCCAAAATGGACTTTGTTAGCAGTAGGCATTGTTAAACCTCCAATGAATAGATGACTTCAAACGCGTCCTCATCGTCGAGGTGCGTTTCCGTCTTTTCCCAGTAGATGTCCGCCGCGTCGAGGGCCGCCTCGACGTTCCCTTCCGCGGTCGGGTCCTTTGTCTTTGTCATAAGTTCCACGGAGACCTGCCGGCTGTGGTGGTAGACCTTATTGTCGGCGCCGAAGTTATCCGAGCCCTCCTCGAAAAAAACGAGATAGGGCATAGGCGGCGCCTCCTTCTCCGGGAAGGACCAGTAGGCGGTCGGATAGACCGCGCTCAGGAGCGTATTCAGTGCGTCAAGCGTCATTTTTCGATTTCCCTCCCGAGCTCCTGCTCGTAGTAGGCCGCCGCTGCTTCCGCGGCCGGGTCAATATGCGGGAAGGCTTTCGCCTGCCCGACGGTCCGCCCTCCTGAGACAATCGGGTGACCATATTCCAGAAGATGGGCAAGGCCGGGACGATCACCCTCATAGATGACCGTCTCGGCCCCTGTCCGCGTCTGCGTGGTCTTTGATTTCCACTCTTTGGCATATTTGCCTTTGCCCGGTGCGTTCGCCTTTATGTCCTTGATTGCCTTCTTCGCCGCTGCCTTTTGAGCCGCGACGATGTCTTCCTTCAGGGAGCCGGCGAACTCGTCAAGCTCGGCCATGATTGCCTTGTCAAGTGTCTCCGGTGTTGCTGCTTTGTTCATGGTCTCCGCGCCTCTTTTCGAGGTAAAGCTCCAGCGTGTCGTTCTTTCCCCGGTATGTTCTATAAATGCTATAGATCTTCCCTTCCAGTTCGATGTTCTCCTCGTCCTGGTAGTCCGGGCCGAACATAGTCACGCGGAGATCGGGCTTGAAGCCGTTCTGTCCTCCCGCGAAAAACTCCGAAGCGGTCACGCTGGAGACCTGTCCGAAGACGGTCCTCTTTTGAGTCGTCCGGACGAACTGCCCGATGCTGTCTTGCGTCATGGTCTCCGTCAGGAGGTCAAAGGTCACGCTTCTGTCCATGTCGTGTACCCCGTTGCCATCCCAAGCTGCGCCTTCTGCTCATCGTATGACCGTTTCAAGCGGTCATAATCGTCCGGCTGGCCGAAGTTCAGCTTGCAGAACGTCACGATCGCCCGGCGGATCATCGGATCAGTCTGGTCGGTGTTTGAGATGCCGGCCTGCTTCAGGTCGATGAGCGCCGCCGCGATCAGGTCGTTCAGCTCGCTGTCAAAGGCTGCCGTCACGATTCTGAGCGCCAGCTTCACCGCTTCCAGTGTAGTCATCGCGTTCCCTCCGTTATTTCTTCTTCGCGGTTTTCTTCGCCGGTTCCTTCGGTGCCTCCTCTACCTTAACAGCGGAACCGACGCTGAGCAGGAAGTGCGCCACCTCCGGGGAGACCTCGACGATCTCCCCGGCTTCGTGACGCACTCTCGCCACTCTTAAAAGTTTTACCTTCATCAGGTCATCAGGCCTTCGCGATAAGGGTGAACGCCTTGTCCGCTACCGGTTCAGCAGCTACCAGGAGCTCGCCGAGCACTTCCACAAGGTTTTCTTTCTTGCGGGAGATGGTGTCGAAGGTGAACTCGATTTCGTCGCCGTTCGGGTAGTTCGCCAGAGTGCCCTGACGGAAGTCGCCGACGATGGCGTACACGGCACCGGAGGAGGCGGTGCTGTAGGCCGGAAGGCTGTTGTTGAAGTGCACAGCAAAGCCCTCGAACGGGTCAGCCGGGAAGTTGCCCTGATAGTATGCGGCCTTGAAGGCGGACCACGTGGCCTTGTTCATTACGACGACCGGGTTCGTTGCTTCGTCGCTCAGGTTTCCGATTGCTTCAGCCACGAGGCCGACAGCAGGGGCACCGCTGATTTTTGCGGCAGAAGGCTTCGTAGAGGTGGCCGTCTGCGGAAGGGCGGCAATCTTCCCGATCAGGGTGTCGGCGACCTTCTTGAAGACGCGGTACGCGATCTCGTCGTAGATGTAGCGGACGAACGCTTCGCCTCTCAGGGCATACACGGTTTTCGAGAAGGATTTCCACTTCTTCGCGTATTCCGGGATGAGGGTCACGACGCCTTCAACGAGATCTTCCTCGGAGACGGCTCCGCTGCCTTCGGTGTGGATCACGGCGTCGCTGCCGCTGATTTCGAAGGAGACTTTGAGATTGCCGGGAAGGTTTTCCCTCGGGACGAGGCGCATGATCTCGTTGCGGTCCCACGCGGTCTTGACGATGTCGTAAACAAAATCCGGGACAGGGATGGTGCCGCCTGTCGCGTTGGTGCTGAGAAGAGCCGCACGGATTTCCGTGTCGTCGTGGCTCTTCATGTAGTCGGCATAGAGCTCGACGTACTCTTTGGAATTGCGATACTCTTTGATATCGTTCATGGTTCTTTCCTCCTGTTTTGCGATGGTCTTTCCTTTTCCGCCGATGACGGCAGCCATGTCGGCTTTTCTCTTTGCCTTTTCGGCCTCGGCGTTGAGCTGTGCGATTCTTTCCTCGATGATGGCCTTCTCGGCCTCGATAGCGTCGAGCGCGGCAGAATCGGCCGCCTGTTCGATCTCGGCTTTCATTTCAGCCTTGCGGGCTTCAATTCCGTCGAGGTCGAGCTCCATGATTTCTTCTCTGGTCATTTCAGCCAGTCCTCCAGTAACATTTTTCTTTTCCGCAGCGCCAGCGCTTCAAGTCGCTCCGCTCTCACTCGCTCGATCACTCCGTCGGCAAGGTTACGCGCCGAAATCTCCGTTGCGTCATTTGCAGGCAGGCTCACCGCGCTCACGTCGTAGACCTTCCGGACAGAGTGGATGATTCTGGTCTCGAGCTGCCGCCCGTCTGGCGCCGTCTCGGTCTTCCATTCATCCCGCTCTCTGTTGACGGTAAAGGCCCATGACATCTTCGTGGTGTAGCCGCCTTTTATCTCTTCAAACAGGCCCCGGCCGAGGCTTGTCCCTCCGAGTCTTGCTTCCATCGCCAGACCGTGGGCGTCTGGGTCCACGATCAGCGTGTCGTTAGAAGTCCGGGCAAATACCCGGCCCTCGTGGTCGTACTGCATGATGACGTCGCTCATGTCCGCGTCACGCAGTGCGTCGTGGTCGATGATCTCTCGCAGGATCACGTCCTTGTCCTCGTACAGGACGTAAGGATCATCGAAGGTCGTGGCATATCCGCGGACGATGTAGTCACCTTCTTCGGCGGCGGCCATCGTCATGCTGCGGTATTCTCTATCACTCTTCACCGGCATTTTCTTCCTCCTGTTCTGCCTGTTCAGGCTCGGCAGATTCTTCTGCCGGCTCGTCGACCGTGATGACGGTCTCGTTGTTTATGGTTGTTAAGGCGTCCGCGTTCTTGAACTCGCCGCGGATCGCCCGGATGTCTCCGCCAGGCACCGGCGCGAAGTTGAACAGCGCACGGGCCTCGTTTATGGTCATGACGCCGCGGTCAAGCAGCTGCTGCGCCATGCTGACCTTTGCGGTCGTGCTCATGTACTGTAGCCGATTCGAGGAGGCGAAAAACGCCGCACCGCGTGATCTCTCGTTCAGGGAGAACATGGCCCGCGTCAGGCCTTCGGAGATTTGCACGCTGAATGGCTCGACTGCGCCATTAAAAAAGGCGTCCAGCTCGTCACCGGTCGCCGCGTTGCTCATGACCTTTTCATTCACGCCGAAGTACAGGAAGACGTTCTTCTGGATTTCCTCCATCTGGTCCGCGTCAAGCGTGTACTGCGCGTCCTGGATCTGCGTTATGTTTTTATAAGTGTTCGGGAACAGGATGAATCCGTCCGTCTCTGCGTCCCTGGCGAGGTTCTTCTTCGCCCACCGGCTCTTCTCTTTTTCGAGGTCTTCCGGGTCGCTGAAGTTGTCCGCCTGCGCCATGAAGTTCAAGGCGCCGGAGTTCTTGACCTTCTCCCGCGCTCCCTGCTTGTTGAAGTCAAGCAGCTCCATCGTCGTGTGCAGGGGCCGGTTGTCCTCGCCGAAGAAGTCGTCCTTATACTGAAACTTTGTCAGGATCACGCAGAAGCGCATCTCGATTGCGGCCTTCTTCCCGTCGGAAAAGGTGTATTTCAGCCAGGGCTCCGCGTTCCACTCGACGACCTCGCATTTCTCCGGCAGTACCGGATAATAGCCGGTCACTTCCAGGTCTGCGTCTAACACCGGCACGATCACGCAGGTGTTCTTCACGTCGAGGATCGTCGAGACGCGATAAAAAAACTGGCTCCACGTCTGCCACTCGTTCGGGTTGTGTTTCATCTTCGCGATCAACTTCGGCTTCGCCGTGCCGTAGAAGATGGGCTCCAGCTTCGAGACGTGCCGCGCCCTTGCGTCGATTGCCGCCCTGACCAGCTCGGACTCGTAGATCTGTCCTCCCCAGGAGCGGAAGACGGGGCGGTAGCCGTTCAGCTCGGTGAAGACGCTGTAGTGGTGGAGCACCTTCTCGCTCTCCCGGTCCTTCTTAAAGATTTTGTCGAAAAGGCTCATCTATTTCCCCTCGTTTTTCAGTCTCTGGCCCAGCTCGTCAAAGTGGGCCATGCGGACGGTCATCGCGTCCAACAATGCCGCCGTTCCGTCGATGTGGTCCGTGGGCGATAGCTTCACCAGCTTCCCGCGCCCGCGCTCCACGCTCATCTTCACGGCGCTATTCAAAAGATGCACTTTCAGGAGGTCGTTGTCCCCGATGTGCATCCTTCCGTCTTTCAATATGCCCTCGGTCTCCTGGATGATCGGCCAGAGGTTGTCGCCCTGGAAGACCGAATCCGTCTTGAAGCCCGCCGCCTCCAGGCTCTGTATTAGGTAGGCCGCGGAATAGCGGTCATATCCCACCATGAGCGGATAGATTTTGAACTTCCGCACCATCCCGACGCACCAGTCGAAGACGTCGTGGTAGTCGACCACGTTGTCCCCGGACGGGCTAAGTAAGCCGCGCTTTATAAAGGCGTCATACGGAAGGCCGTCCCGTAACGTCGCCTCGTCGATTCTCTCCGCCGGCAGCCAGAAGTGCGCCCAGACGAAGAACTCGCCGCCCTTCTCGATCACGAGTGTCGCGGCCGTCAGGTCGGTCGTCTGCGAAAGGTCGATGCCGATGAGCGCATAGTGCTTCGCGTAGTCCTCCAGCTGCAGCGGTTCCCCGCAGGCCTTCTCGACGATGTTCGCCGGCAGCCACGCGAGGGAGCTGTTCTGCTTCAGGTTGCAGTATTTTGTGATGAACTCGCCCTTCTTGCTCAGCGATCCTTCCGCGACTGCGATCTCCTCCAGGAGGTAGTCCACGGAGACGGAGACGCCGAGGTTCGGGTTAGACTTCCGGAGCTCGTTGATGTCGTTCCACTTCTCGATGTCGTCGATCATGTAGAGCACCGGCAGGAGGCGGGTCTCTTTCGAGTCGCCCAGGAGGAACCGCGTCGACCGCTTCAGGATTTCGTCATAGATTCCGTCGTTCTGGTAGCCGGAAGTCGAGCAGGACAAAAGCAGAGGCTCCGGCCGTGCGCCCTGTGCGCTCTTCAAGACTTCATACTGCTTCAGGCCCTTGTCTCCCTCCCAGGCTGCGATCTCGTCGCAGATGCAAAGGGAAGGATTGAAGCCGTCGGACCTTTTCGCCGCGAAGGCGATTTTCTTGACGGTTGAGTTCGTCGCCGGGATATAGAGATCGGACTGCCTGTGGCGTTCCATGTCGCCGATGTCTTCCGTCCGCTTCTCGTGCTTTTCCCTGGCTGATCTCTTCCGGTCTTTTTCCTGCCATTCCGGGTCGAGCTGCGTCATGACCCAGATGTTCGAGTAGATGATTTCCGCCTGCTCCAGTTTCGGCGCCGTCGTAAAGACCTTCGTCCCGAAGCCGTCCGTGCACCAGATGTATCGGGCGATAGCCGCCGCGAAGAGGCTCTTCCCGTTCTTCCTGGCGACGATCAGGACGACCTCACGGAACTGCCTGTTCCCGTTGCCGTCCACGATCCCGAACATGCAGGACAGGAGCGCTTTCTGCCACAGTTCCAAAAGAAAAGGACCCGGTGCAAGGGGTCCCTCGGTGTGGAAGCAGTGCGCTTCTATCCACTCTATGGCGTTGTTTGCTTTCTTCGGGTCGAAGAAGAAGCGCTTCTCCTCCAGACCGTGAATGATATATTCATACAACAGGCGCACCCAGCGGCCCACAACGACGGAGCCGTCAATAATGTCCTGGTAGTATGCGTGGATATAGCTTTCTCCCTTCATTTCGGCCTGCCTTCTCCTATCTCCGGCCTTTTCGCGTGGGGCTTGTGTAAAATCACAG